AATGATGATGTCACCGTTCACTTCACCTGTAACAGGGTTGCCCATTCGAGGGCCCGGTGCACGTAGGAAGTTACCTGCGTACTCAGACGGAGCCACCAGCTTCATCAAGTCGCGCATCACCTGCACAACTTCCGTAAGCGGGTCTTCAAAGGCTTGAATGACAAACGGGATGTCCAGCTTCATCATAGAACCACCAGTCCATACACCACCAGACAACCACTTGTTCAATGAAGTGAAACCAGTAGCTGCCTGCACACCGGTTGTTGCAACGTCCACTGCTCGACCCATACGTCCACCAGACGCACTACTTACGAAGTTTGTCAACGGTTGGTTGAACGGGTTATCCCAGGATGACGCCAAGTTGAATGCAAAGTTTTCAGGGAGAGGTGTCGATATGCGAAGCACCTCTGCACCGTCACGCAGTACATACAGATTGGCACGATAGTTGTCAGAGAACTGAGGGCGGACATCGCCGCCTCCAGTATCGCTGTAAGGAACACTCCCGTTAAATAGAGAGCCGAATTCTACAGCCATAATTCACCTCACGCAAATCCAGTCTGCAATAGAACAAGTCCACTATCACTTATAACAGCAGGTGCGCCGTCAATAGTGGGTCGAATGGAGCCGCCTTCACTCGTGCCCTTAGACGATATTCTCGGCTTCTCGATTTTAAATCGATCAGGCATTAGCGTCTCCTGCATCTTAGGTTCAATCGCCATAGTTGTGGAGATAGGCGCATATTTCTCACGCTGCACGGATTCTTTTGCAGGCACAACACGTGGAGATGTGCGACCGGGGCTTGCCGGAACTACTGTGGCAGAAGGTGCATCGCTTGTCTCATAGAACGAACGAGATTTAGGCTCAGTATCGTTTTCGCCGAACGTCATCACTTTAGGTGACAACACAGGGGTTGAAGTAACCACGTCATCCATAACATGCGAAAGCTTCGGTAATGCTGGTTTCGGGTCAACGGAATCGACATTGGTGACCGGTGTGTTAACTTCGGCCAGTCGAACATAGTCGTTCACCTGAGCCAGAGTTGAGGTCACAACAGGAGACGCCAGATGAGGTACAGCGGACATAAATTGTTGCCGTATCTGCTGTATGGTCTTCTGCGTTTGCAATGCACTCTCCGCACGTTTAGCCGTAGTATAACCCTTGAAGTCAGAAGCGTTGGATGCGGCAGGTGTTACGCTTAGTGTAGTCAATACTTCGGCAGGTTTAGGTACGTCTTCAACTCCAGCACTAGGAGAAACCTTGATAACCTCACCTGCCTGCTCAAGTGTCTCATCCGCAGCTTTCTTGACATCCTTCTCTGCGGCAACAACAGCCTTATCGTATACTTCTTTAGCCTGACCTTTCACGTTTTCGTACATACCAGTCGCATACTCGGAAGCTTCACTGACCTTACGAGTAACGAAGTTGGATACTTGCGTTAGGAAGCTTGGGCCTGTATTCTCCTGCAAGGTAGTCTGAGCATCTGCTTTGGTTGTATCCAGAGAATTTATAACTTCCTTACGTTGGGCTTCCTCTTCTTTGGCACGTTGTTCTTCCACTTTCTTGGCAGATGCAACAGCAGCAGCGATGCTTCGATTAACATCAGGAACGGTTCGAGAGTTGTCTTCACGCTTCTGCCGTTCTTCTGGAGTATCGTTAGAGAACCAATCAAACCCAGACTTGGCAATCTCTGAACCTACGTCGTAGCCAAGCCAACTACCAACAAGACCCAAACCACCACCGATTATTGCGCCGGGTACGGCACCAACCCCACCAAAGAGAGCTCCGACTGCGGCACCTGCGGCAGACCCGGCAGCCCAACCTCCAGTAGCACCTACTGTACCACCAACAACACCTGATAGCTCACGATTCTTTTCAGTCTCAGTCATCGTCGGATCATTGATGATAGAGTAAGCATCATAAGCGCCAAGGGCAGCACCAGCAAAAGGTACTGCTTTACCTAGACGCCCAACACTACCAGCAGAACCACGAGGGATGGTCAACTTATCTGCTGCAAAGGCTGTCAAACCGAGCCCTGCCATAGCACCAGCGGTTGCCGCCGTTGAAGGAGGTGCGGGTGTTTGAGCTGCTGCGATCTCGTGTGGAGGCACAGCTTCTGGAGGCAAGTCTTCTACAGCTTGTGAGCGATTAACAACAGGCTCCATTGCAGCCGCTGCTACTGCCATAGTAGCAAGCGAAGGTGTGGGAGTAGCGGTGTCAGGTGCGTACTCAGGGCGAGTTCCGCCCGAGTAAGTAAGATCGATCTCCGGCTGAGCCGTAAGAGCCAGAAGCTTTTCCTGCTCCCTCATCGTTCTACGTGCTACACTATCCTGAACGCTACCGGACGAACTCTTGAAGTATCGACCTACAGTGTCGTGCTTGTACTGCTGGACTTTACGTACAAGGTCTTCATCCGACATAGTAGAGGTGTCGGCACCTTTCAGAGCATTACGGATAACGCTAGTGTTGGTACCGTACTGAACTGCGGTAGAGTACACCATCTCCTGAACGGCCCGACTGCGACCCGATAGATCAATACCATCACGCGCCAGACGTTCTTGCAGAGGTTGATAGTGCGTACGGAAGATGTATGCTTTCTGTGCAGTCTCGAAGGCTTTAGGGTCACGTTCTGCAACCTTACGGTACTGCTCATTGAATGCAGCAGACCCAGGTTTGAGTCCAGCAAAGTCAGGTTGGAAGGATCGAGCTTCCACTGAGTTCAAAAACTTCGACATCGAGCCGTTATTCGAGGCTAACTGGTGAGCTCCGTAGCTTACACCACCGTGATCTCCGCGACCGGTGCTGATCTCGTGAACACCTTTCGTAGACTCTTCACTCTGGCTAACAGACCCGAGCTTTGCAATGTCAGGTATGTCGTACAGAGGTTTAGCATCACCTGCGGTAACATCAGACGGAGTTGCAGGTGTAGGCTGTGAATCACCGATCAGCTTCTTGATTGCTTCTTCTTGAGCATTATCGTCATCCATCATGTTATGGATGCCTAAAGCTCCAAGAGCAACAGTACCGCCGCGAAGCAACATACCTTTCCAACCACGTCCGCCAGTCAGGTGACGGTTCTGCAAGGCGCGACGACCAACGTCATGGGCGACATCAGAGGTTCTCTGGATAACACGTTGCGTTGTAGGGTTATGTGCAACCGAACTGGCGGTCTGTCGAGCGCGATCAAAGATAGTTCGAGTACCTTGACGAACAGAAGGTCCAGCAGTACGCACACGATCCATGAAGCGACCAAAACGGGTACGGGATGGTCGACGGGTGCGGCGCTGCCGACGTTGACGCTCCCGCAAACGATCCCGAGCGCGATCTCGTCTACTACGGTCACGTCTATTGCTTCGATCTGGGAAGTCCAACATATCACCAAGGCCGAACATATCACCTAAGACTTGGCCGGCCTTGTCTATCATACCGTCTTTAGCTTGACCTAAAATTTCTGCCATACTTCCGTGGTTGGCATAGGCTTGCATATTCGGTCGAAGCTTGTTTTGTTCTTGTAACAGAGACAGTATCTCTTGAAGCACTTGCGACATTTCTTGCATAGATGCCGACTGCGCATTGGTAGCCTTAAGTTGGGCCTGAGCAGTTTCCAGATGCTTCTTATTGATAGCGTTCTGCTGGATTATTTCCTTATGAAGGAGGTTTGTAGACTTGCTGTTATCGACATTGGAAACGCTGTTGTCGGAGTTGTCTATGGTCTGCGAGTCTTGCGTCTTCTCGTTAGCCGTTGAAGCCATGCTAACGACTGGACCCTCTCGCTCTGTGGCTTGAGAGTCGTTATGCTGGTTACGACCTTCTTGCATCGTACCATTATCAGACGCATACTTCCTACGCACACCATGCAAGTCGTTTAGACGCATGGCCATAATGTTTATTCTCCAAAAGCTTTAATGCCTTTCTTACGCTCTTCGGCTTCTCGCTTATCGTGTATCATCTTACTGTGATGGTACAGAAATGACTTTGAAGGCATCGACATATCAGGCTGTAAGCTGAATTCAGACAGCAGGTTGTACTGAATCTTCTGTATATCCTTGTCAGCGTTGTCTGCAAAGAATGTTAGATACTTGGGAGCCGATTGGTACGTCCAACGATACTGACACTCACGACAACACAGGTTCATACGTTCAAGGATACCGTGCTTGTAGGTTTCACGAACCTTCAGCAGCCGTTCGTACAACTCATTGTCTTCCTGATCAAGCAAGAAATCCAGCTTGTCTTTGAACGTCTTGGGTCCTTTGATCCACCGGCACAGCTCAGCCATCAAACGATCATGCGGGTTGTCCTGCAAGTGATCGTACATATCGGACAAGGTTCTGACACGTGGAAAGTCGAGATCGTCATAAGGCAGACCTTCAAACTCATCACCGACGTACAGAATCTCTGTATATACCGCACGTACTAACTCAACGTTCTTGGTATTACACGTCTCGTGCTCAAGGCCTTTCAATATACGGTCACGTTCATCGACAGGCGGTCCCAGGTAGAACTCTCGGTTGTCTGAGTACACCAGATTTGTGTGACGACACTCCCAGTTAACATACACCGGAGCTTCTGGGTAGCTGTTCTTGCGCAACCACGCCAACAAGAACTCGAAGTCACCATCCGTTAACTCAAGCACGTCCTGCGCCACACTCAATTGAATGACCCGGATGAGCTGGCGCATGGGTTTGTTTCGGGACTTGGTGAAGTTTAGTAGGCGGAGTTGGTTAACATCGAACTCCCTGAGATACAACTCATCAAAGTCATAACAAGCGAAGTTGGAGGGGAGGTTACCAATGTCAACGAACCGCTCATCGATCTCTGGGATTGTCAGAGCGGCATTACTCATAGCAGGAAGCTCCGTGCATCGATGATTACTTCATGTTCCTGAGACTGACCGCAACGTTCGCACTTGCTGGTAATACGGCGCATGATACCGAAGGTACGATCCCGGTTAGCCGCTGCGGCCAACTCCATCAACTCCATATCTTCAGAATCGAGAATAGACTGAATACGATTTACCAGAGAGTCGTCACCTTTGATCCACACAGCAAGGTCAACGATGGGGCCGTAATCAGGATCAGAACGAAGTTCCGTCAGCTCTACCAAGTCCTTGCAACGCGGGAAGTCGAGACGTGCATCGAGAGGTTCTTCCAGGATGTGGCGAACGGAGAATGATTCTATGGTCAACTCAGTGTGGTTAACGTGACCGCACGGTAGCACATCGATCATCGTTTCGTTCGGGTCTTCCATACCTTTGCGCTCTTCCTCTGACGCATTCTCATACGCTTCCACGTAACGAGTAAGTTCGGCAGGGGTGAATACCTTGTCACCATCTGTAATAAGCTGGTTGGTACAATCCCAGATGACGTGAGGTTTATTATGACTGAACGCATTGATACGCTGCCAAGTCAGCAGGTAGAAGAAATCACCAATCGTCAGACGGTTGATGTCAATGTTTGAGATACACTGACCCATAGCTTCGATGGTAGGTGCCATGCTTTCCAGCATTACGGCTTTAGACATCAGAGCGATCTGACGAGGTTTGAAAGGCTGCACATCCAGTTCGGTGGCAGGGTAGGTATACATGCGGGACGGGAGTTCGTTGGTGAAGATCATCTTTTATTCCTTAGTGTGTAATGTCTGGGTCCCTTGGATCATAGTTGCCATTATTCCCTATGGCAGACTTTATCTGAGTTGGGTAGAACGCTACTATCTGGCTCATATCGTTGGTCGTATCATCGATAATACCGTCGTACCCAGCCTTTTCCAATTCTTTACGGTACTCCTGCGCGGCCTTGATCATCGCTTTCTCGTAAGGAACACCTCGGGCTTGGAGCTCCATAGAGATATTCGCTACACGAACGTATCCGATCTCCTGATCCATGTTAGCACGAGTTAGAATAAGCGGCTTCTGGATGGACAGGAATACGGGCATGACCTGACCGTTGGAGGTCTTGGAACTGTAAATCGATGCTATACTAGGCAAAGCGGTGAAGTAGAACCCTACACCTAAATAGCCCGCATCGTGCTTACCGTGATGGTTTACAGAAAACGAGGTAAATTGATGTGGTGTACCATGATAACAGATCAAAGGTTTACCGTTTCTCACCACCTTTGAATTTTTAAACCATCTTTTGAAGCTCATAGTTAGGCCGGCTGCAGGTTGATTCCATCTGTAGCGAAATTGATTTCCAGTTTAAGGATTTCACTATCGCCCGGTACCCAGTCCCATTCACTGCACGTAGTTGGCCAGCAGTTCTTGGCTTGTACTCGAAGGATAGGTTCGCCACGTGTGTTGAACAGTGTGAAGTGCAGGTCGCGCTTATAATCCTTAGGTAGGAAGAAAGCACCTGACTCAGGATTACGTATACGATTACGCCAGCTCGTTAACCACTTAGCTGTACGCATACCAACGTCTTCGTAGAAGGTAGCATTGAAGGCGCTGATCTCAACGAAGCCTGCATAGTAGGTGAAAGTACCACCACCGAATAGAGGCTTTACGTTCACACTAGGATGAGGTATATTTACGTGTTCAAGATAGGTCGGGTCGTGCCCAAAGGGTAACTCATCACACTGCCACATACTAGAGAAGACAGGTGAGTTAGCTCCTTGTCGTTTCCCGATAAACTCTTCCAATGATATGGACATAGAACCCCCAAACGAAAAAGCCCCAGCCCGTTAAGGCCAGGGCTTGTTGATGTACCTTACGCCCGCTTGTAGTAGTCGTATGCGAAGGTAGCGTCGTTGGTGATGTTTGCACCACCAGAACCTTCAAACTGAAGCTCCGGTACTTCGGTCGGGAACAGGTTGAAGATGTCGTAAGTCAGAGAGTCTGCACCGGTCTGGTCGTAAATCTTGATCTGACCGTTGGCAGTATACCCGGACTTGAATTCACCGTGCTGAGTTTCGGTAGCACGACACTTCTGGGCCCATTCTTCCAGAGTAGTGGTGATCTTACCTTCGTAAGTCTCAACGAAAGACACAGACAGCGAGTGGCTGAAGGTCTTACGAGCAGAGTG